ATGACTCGTTTTCGGCGGTTACGCCTTCCGAGATCGGAACCATTGGGGTTGTTTCAACTACGGCAGTTGGGTTCACGTCTGTGTCCACTGCTTGAGTTTCATTTACGTCTGTCATGACGTCTCCTTTAGGGGTTCTCGCAATGCGGTCCCTATTCCTTAGCCAAATCGTACTCAGACGCTACGTTGCGTTCATGAGCCTGTGATTTAATAATTGGCTGCCCATCAGAATTGCAATCACATCCCCCGATATTGCGTGGCAGCGACCTACTTACGTAGGGGTACTTGTGTGTCTTTCTTGCGATACCTGCCGTGTCCAGAACAAACGAAGCAACACGTTTGAGTTCCTTACCGTCCACGTCAATAACGTCACCAATCTTGGGGACGTCTTGGGAACGGTAGAAGAAGTCTTGTTGCTCCTTAGTTTTAGTATCTTCAAACACATAGAATGGCATCACATTCCTCCGGTTTCTGCGGCAGCCTGGTCAGACATTGCGGACATCTGTTCCGCCATTGCCGACTGTTGCTGCATTTGATTCAACGCCTGTCGGTCGATAAGGTTCGCCATGTCAGGCATATTGAGTGAATCACCCACCTGCTTGAGCAATCGCTCCCAATCAACGTATGGGGCTTGGGGCATTGCAGACGCTACGTTCGACACAATCTGGAGTGTTTCCATTGCACGACGTTGCTGCATTGCCTCATTAGTTCGTTCCATGGAGTAGGAGTCTACTTCAAGTTCGATGTCATCAAACGACTCAGGCGGCTGTCCTCCACCTTGGAAGAACGGCTCGCCCATTCCCAACTCTTGGGCACTTTCGGCACCGAGCGGGAAGAACACACGCTCATCATTCCACAAGTACCAAGCGGCACGGCCCATCATCATTTCGGTGGCCTTGGCAAACTGACGCTTCAGGTGGTCAATGCGAATGGATGAACTGGCGTCCGCCGTGGCGACCTCTGTCGCGGTAGCATTCCCGCTGATGTTGCCACGCATGACGTCGTGAATACCGCTGTTACGGTCGAGACGTTCTCGGGCCATCTGGATATAGTTGACCTGCTGGTTGGTAATCCCGCCGAGTTCGATCGGAATGACGCGGTCTCGGTCAAGACCCTCCACTGGCACAACGAAGTTGTCGGGCTGGGACTTGACGTCCTGCATCAATTTCTTGGACTTGGAGTCCACCAGAATCAGACGCTTGTACTGGGCAGCGGATCGAGCAGCGGAAACAACGTGTGCGTTCAGTTCGTCTGCCTGTCCCAGACTCGCCATGATCGGCGACAACGGGTACGAAGAGTCTGGCACATAGTAGGCACCATAGAAGGAGTACGGCCCCGTCTTGGGTCCGTAGTAAGGGCGAGGGTCTCGGATGTAATCAGCCTCACCTTCTCCATCTCCGCTACCTGCTTGGCCAACGGTCAGCGTATAGATGGTTCCATGGAATCCCTCTTCCGCACCGGGCGACTCGTCCAACTCAATTTCAGGAACCCAGATTTCGTACCCAACCACTTCGTTTCTAGTAGGGGTATCCCTGCTGTCTCGACGGTCGTAGTAGTCTTCCGTTCCAGTGTCAGCGGTCAAACGGTTGACGACATCCAGGTTCCAGCCGGGGCTTGTCTTGGCCTCTTCCAGCAAGTCTTCTTTGTCTCGAATCCACATGTGGCCAGTGAACCGAGCCTGCGGGAAAGAGACAGCAAGGGGGTCAATGATCAAACGCTTGGGAGCAATCCGGTAACACTGGGGCCAGTAAGACTGGAAGTCAGACCGTGGGTCATACATACGAGACGGCTGCTGCGTGGTTATCGTTGCACCGAAAGACAGCAGCATGTCGTAGGCGATACGAATAAGTGTGCCCCGAAGGTCTGTGTCTCGAATCCACCGGTTCAACCCATGCTTCAAAGCCTTTGCAGCCGCGTCCTGCGACACAGGTCTTCGTGTGTATACCTCGACCCGTGGGTTGTCGTGGATCAAGCGGGGGATTGTAAGAGACAAATACTCATAGACATGGTTGTCTGGAGTCAAGTTGTCTCGATCCCCCGAGGGTCCGGCTGGCCCAACATACTCCCCAACCAAATCACGGTAGTGAGTAAGGTGAGAGTCTCGGAACCGTTCAGCGGCTTGGACTTCTTGGTACAGGTTGGATGGAGTAGTATCAAGCATTTTATCGTCCTATGCTCCCGAACATGGGAGTGTCATTTTTCCCGCCTGAACCAGACTCGCCTCTGGGGGGAGAGAAACTTCCCATCTCCGCAATCAACGCTTGGAGGTCGAACATCGGGGGAGCCTGACTTGCAGACCTTGTCCCACCGATCGACGGACCAGGCCCGGAAGAAGATGCGGAAGTGGCGGCTCCCCCCAGCATTCCGTCAAACCAATTCGCCCCGCCGGAAGCACCGACTGAGAACATAGGCTGTGACGAAGCAGGAGTGCCGCCCTCAAGACCCTGCATGAACGGGTAGAACGAGCCTGCGTTTGACGAGTATCCAATTCCTTCAGGCATGTTTATTTCTTCTTTCGTGCTGTCTTCTTCTTTTTCTTAGCGGTCTTTTTCATACCGCCCATACCGGCACCCATCTTAGACTTCTTTGAGGGGCGTCCCTTTTTGCTTCCGTAAGTTCCCATTCCGTAAGGCATGTTTATCTCCCAGTGAATCTGTCTTCCTCTTGATCATCTTCATAAGAGTCGTCGAGGATTTGAACTAAAGACATGAGCAGTTGAAGCAACTCTTCTGGGCTTTCCGCCGCAACGAATGCACATGGCGGCCTGCTCAACGTGTCCTCTTGTACATACATAAACCCAGAAACTTCATGGTCATTCATAATCGAAATTGCGTCCTCAGACAAATCCGCCAAATGGATATTAATCGGGTCTGGCTCATTCATCCATGTCCTCCCACACTTCTGCATGATTCATGATTTCACCCATTGTCCCTCTAAGATACTTAGGGACAACAACATCGAAATTGGGGACCTCGTTTCGGAGGAACACACATCCTGCGTATGCGATGACGCGGTCGCCGTGGGACTCGCGGGCACCAGTACGCTCATCACGCATAGTGCCGGGGCCGATGCTGCCATCCTCAAAGTACACATACTCAAGGAGTTCCTTCAGCCCAGCCTCTGAATGAATCGTGATTTCGTTTCGAGCAAGCGAACGAGACAGGGCCGACAGGAGGATACGCTTGCTGCGGCGATCACTACGCCATCCATATCTACGGGAGGATCGGTCGGTTCGTTCGCCAATCGACCTCTGGTAATACACGTTGGTGTAGTCCTGACGACGCATGTCTTCGTAGAACGCCTCGCCTGGTCCGTTGACTTCCCATCCGATGAATGCTGTGTCTGAACCTGAGAATACCGTGTTGCCAGCAAGAGAAGCCTCTTCCGCCAAATCATGGGGAGAGATGAACGGGTCCACAAACTCAGCCACAACGTCCCCGCCGCCGATACCCATGGCAGCGATGGCCGAGTTGCTCGACCCCTTGCCAGAAGCAATGTCGGCAAACATGACGTAGTTGTCCATTTCGGGCAGATCCCAAACATACCAACGACCAGCATCGACCGGAACAAATTGACCCTTGTCAATCTCACATCGTGTCGGAGAGGTTGCGTGGCTTTGAATGTGACGGGACACAGTGGACGCAGAGAAGAACAAGTCGCCCGATGTAGTGTGGTCAATCAAGATGTTCTGACCGATGTCAGACGTATCACCACGACGAGCCACCTGCCTCTCGAACCAAGGTGTCCACCAGAACCAACGACCAGCAGTGCCGGTCATTTCGCCGTCCTCATCCTTGATCCATTTTCGTCCACCACCCTTGCCGGGGTGATCCCAGTACCCGAGCGTGAGGATCTTGGGGGAACCATGTTTTATGCCCCGCTCCCAAAGTCGAGTGAACTCCGTGCCAGCACCCAGAGGGGTGGAGTTGGCCACACGGCAAGACGTCGTATCTGCCGCCGACTGCCAAGCAGCACGACCATTCTGCATGGACGCCATCTCATCGAACAGCACGAAGGTACGACGGCCACCACGGCCAATATGCTCCGTGGTTGCCTGACCAGCAATCGTGCTCGATGTCTTGGGGTTCACCAACTGCATGTGGCTTCGGAACTTCCCACCACGACGCATGTCCTCATACTTAGCAGGCAGCATGCTCGGCGGCAGGTTTTGGATGATGTAGTCAATCTTCCAGAACAATGTATCGGGGTCGCCGGTTCGGTCTACCAAGTCCTCGACACGCGAGGTCAGAAGAACTTGGGCACCCGGTGCAAACAACCACTGCCACACAGCGGTGGTTATGCAAATCCAAGAAGCACCCATGTCACGCGACTTGTCGATCAATACGTCCCGGCCTTCCAAGATTGCCGAGTTAAGTTCACGGAAGGATTCGTTCTGAACAGGCCAGGTGATGAACGGAACGTGCTGTTCTTTGGCAGGGATCTCACGCCCTTCTTCGTCCACGGTCTTGACGTTGTATGTCCATGCGAAGTAGTTGACCCAGAACAGGATTGACTTACGACAAAGATCGAGAACCCGATCCCTAGTGGATTCGGTCTCGACTGCAAAGAGCAAGGTTTCGCGTTCTTCTCGGTTCCGGTCTGGGTCAGACCAGATGATGGCACCGGAGTCAGGATCTTCCCAGTATTCTGGGATTCTGATCTCCGCCGTCTTCGGGGGGAGTGGCGCGTCCTGCGTCTTTTTCTTCGATGAGGTTGTCGTTCCGTCGAGTGAGGGCATTGAGTCTTTGAACAATATGGGCAATGGGCGGGGCACTGTGAGTCATATCAATGCTTCCGCCGTCCGGCCCGGACATTTCCAGTTTCTTCTTGGGGTTAAACATTTCGGGGAAGAATGCACGAAGGTACATTTCCTTCCCTCGGGGGTCTCCGTCGTTGAACGCTTCGCTGTACCCGACAGCAAACGCTGTCTCGGCCAGTTCGTCGTAGATACCTATGAACGCTCTGCGATACGAGGGGGAGTCCTTCAGCCACTTGTAGTGGTTGCTGGGATCAATGGCCATAGCCTTGGCCGCTTTCCGAACAACCAAGATGTCCTTGAACTTCTCCAAGAACAGACGTTGCCGCTTGCTCAATGGGCGGTGAGGCACATTGGCAGCGTCGTCCGCAGCAATCTGGTTGCGGATCTTCTCAACGGTCTTTGGCCAGGGTAGTCCGCCTCGGCTCATTGATACCTCGCAATGTACAGGAAGATTTTGTTTTCTGTGCTGCCAGATTCCGCGCCAGCGTTGTCAATATCAACCGTCAGAAGACCAGAACACGCCATGCCATTATCAAGGTCGGCCTGAGTAATAACAACCTCAGTTCCGCTTGTTGAAACATTGGCCCCCTTGCCGTTTAGAACATCTGTCCCAAACTCGTCCTTGATTGTCATGTCCCATTCATTCGTGGGCTTTGCTGTGTCGTACTCAATCCTGCACTGGACGACAAACCCATAGTATTTGTGGGTAGTAGTTTTATCTGCTGGGTCACCGGAAGCACAATCAAAGTTAAGCGCAACAACTTGCATTGCTCGGTCATGGTGTTCAGCGGTTATTGTTGTTTCTGCCATGTCTAATCCTTATCGTTTTGATTTCTTGCCTGAGCAATTCCACCGTCTTCTAGAAAGATTCAGTGGGCTGTTAGGGTCTTTGGCCGCACTTGGACTGCTTCGTTTTTGAGCAAGTGACCTAGAGCAATAGCCGTCGCCTTTTTTAGTTCCGGGCTTAACTCTGGAACCACCACCTTTTGCCTTGCCTGCTTGACCGTAGGAAACTTTCTTCGTTCGGCCAGTCTTTGGGTTTTTAACAACTTTGACTCTCGCTTTACCTCTTGCCGGTGTAGCCATGGTTGTTACTTCTTTCGTTTCTTAGCCGTCTTGGCGGATTTCTTAAATGCCTTTGCAGTCGGGGCACCCTTTGTGCCGGGCTTACGCATCTTCTCACCAGATCCAGAGGCAATGCGTTTCTTCTTCGCGTTGATGTTCGCGTACAACCCGCGTTTCTTTTTAGCCATTGGTTATCTTCTCCGCTTGGTTCTACTACGACGGGAGTCCGAACGCATAGAACTGCTTCTCAATTTGCCAGCCGCTCCGCCGCACTCGACGTACTCGACCGTCAACTTGGGCCTGTTTCCCGTGGTCGAGTTGTCGCCGCTTGAGATAGTGAAAGCGTCCAAGTCGCCGCCGGTCCCTTCCGCCTGGTCCTTCAAGACCATGTTCAGCAACTTGCTTCGGCTACTAACCGCGTCACGTACGAGAGACGTGACATCAACGTCATGCGCTCCAGTAGATGTCGGGAACGCCCCGCAGGTCTTGCTTACAGAAGTGTCAATACTTCCGCCAGCAGCAGACCAGTTGTTTGAACCATCTTTGGCGGCATGGGTTGGGTAGGTGCTGTCCTCTGTCCAATCGGTTTCCGAACTTCTAACCGCTTGAATAATGTTTGCGGTTCCAGTAGCGGCAGACTCCACGTTGAGCGTGAGAACTCCAGACGTGACAATCGCGTTGTCGGGTATTTCGTCCAAGCCCATCTGAACAATGAACCTATAGTTGACCAGACCACCCATTACGGACGCATGACCTATCTGGCCATTTGGCCTAGTGCCCTGCCTACCAGAACCTGAACTGTACAGGTGGCCGTCTTTGAACGTGCCAGCACCTGTTACGCCGTCTTGGAATGTGGCAGAGTTAGCCATTATTTCTTGCCCGCCGGTTTAGTGTGACCCCAACCCTTTTTCTTCAAAGCCAAGTGCTCTTTTTGAGTGTTGGCCATTTTCCCTCGCCCACTCTTGGGATACATCATGTGCTTCTTGTATGGTTTTTTTGCAGCCATTACCCTTCATCTCCATCAATACCGTATTGAAATCGAACTGTTCGACAAGAGTGACTTCCGACCTTGTAGTCTTTACAGTGCTTCGGACGATACTCGTACCTACTACAATTCATCTCGCAGTCCAACCAGGCACAAGGCATGTTTCGTCCACGGTTCGTCATGTTGTAGTGAGCAAGTTCATGCTGTATCTCGTCGGGCAAACTATCGATCTCACTGCCAGTGAATGGGGGCAGTCCTGCATCCATGCAGCACGCCCCACAGTCATCGCAATTGTCAATCACAGGTAGTTCCATTTATTACTCCTAGAAATCGAACTTCCATTTCCACCAATTAATGGGATCTCTAAGAGGACGTCCATCTGGCCCCCTGTTTTGCCATGACGGCATAGGAATGTAGGGCAAAATTGGTTCTATTTCTTTAGGAGGCTTTGTGTACTTCTGCCACCACTCCTCTTTCCAATCACCAATTGGGGCTTGATTGCCGGGGTCAATGCCTTGGCCTGGAACAACGTGTGGTCCTTGCGGCAAAATAGGATTAATAGCGCGGCGTAATTTCCGCTCTTCCTTCTCTACTTGTTCGCGTAGCCTTTGTGAAGGATCTGTTGCATCAGCCATCAGTTACCCTTTCTTGACCCAAGGGAGTTTCTTGTACAACCACTGGTGGAAACCGGTGGCCTGAAGAAGGCACCCAGTTACTATGCAAGCAGCGAGTGCGAGGATCGCAAATATTGGATTGACTTCCATGTTTACTTCTCCGTTATCCTGGTGACAATGCCCGCCGCGTCCCAATCTTTTATCTGTTCAGGAGTGTCGGACGATACAAGTTTCTCGGCCTCTGCCTTCGCACGTTTGCGAATGAGGCGTCTGTCCCAAAGTCTACCAAGGAAGAAAGCCAGTGCAGCGGCACCGGTCAAACCGATCAAGATGGCAAACGGGATAACCAAGTGATCCAGAACCCGAAGAAGGATTACTGGAGAAATAGCCAGAAGGATGCCAACGACCAATAGGGTGATGAACTTCCTGCGGCTAAGAATGAAGAATGCGGGGATCGCAGCAAGCAAGAACAAGCCAGAAGCAAACGTGACTGGCCACAAACTGCCAGTCGATAAAGCAGCATCCACAAGCCCCCCTGCCGGTTGCGAGTCTGCTCCGGTATGTAAAAGGGTACGCCCTAGATGAGTGGCTGACGTCGAGCAACCAGATATGGGCAGGAGGGACATGGACATAAAGACCGTTCGGCGGATCATCGGTAGGAACCTCTATCCAGGCTCGCTTCTACCCGCTCAAGGCGATCCGTCAGCATACGCTGATTAGCCGCCACCTCAGTCAAAAGGCGATCGTGTCGTAGCCATCCAAATATAACTAGGACCAGAATAGGCGCAATAATACCCAAGAACGTAAGCCAATCCTTTACGCTCAGGGTAACAATTTCAGAGGGTGTCCCTTTGCGGGTCACATCTGTGCTCATTTCTCGGACGACCGGAGTATTTCCCCGGAGTCGGTCGCCTTCCACCGCTTTATACGCAACGACCCTATCAAACTTCCCCGACAAATGCAACACAAAAGACAAAAAATATCCCGACCGGGAGTCGGACGGGATATCACTGTCGGCAACGCACCCACAGTAGTGGCGAAAGTTGACCGAGTATACAGAACAACAGGGACTCGTGTGTGAGTCCCTGTGTCCTGAGAGGAAAGAAGAAAGCCCCGGTGCCGGCCAGGAGCGACTCTGTTTGTTCCGGCACCGGGACGAAGGTACTGTTAGGTCAACACAACGTATCCGAAGGGTGTGGAGGTTGCAAGGTACGCCGTGTCGGGTACACTCGTCTTCCGAAAGACTGACAACCGAAAAACGGAAACGCCCCTAGCCGGTTACAGCCAAGGGCGTTTCTTCCATTCCAAGGAAGGAATAGATCCATGGGACAGAATAGCATGCCACAAGATTCAAGGCAACTAGATGCCACCCTCAAGACAGGCATCGGAGAAGCCACAACACCCCTAGAAACAGCCAAATGGATGCTGGAATACGGTGCAAAGCCCGTATTTATACCCCTGAAAAAGAAGGGGCCAGAGACCAAAAACTGGCACCAATCGGACTACACGACCGAATCCGCAGAGCAAATCTTCGGAGGGCCGTGCAATATCGGCATCCTGCTTGGGAACGAGCACAACATTGTAGATGTCGATCTGGATTGCCCTGAGTCCGCTGCTGTGGCAAGATACCTACTGCCACAAGAGACAACCGTCTTTGGGAGAGAAAGTTCTCCCAGAAGCCACTACCTCTACTCCTGCGAAAATGCTGGGGATGCACTCAGACTCAAGGACGGTATCGGCAAAGTCACAGTCGAACTCCGCTCCCAGCCGGGAGGGAAGGCGTGTCAGACCGTAATGCCCGGCTCCGTACACCCCAGTGGGGAACCGATCGTCTGGTGGGGCAAGAAACTCCCCAAGGAAATCGGATACGGGGAACTGTCGGGCCTGGTTTACGACATACACGCCGCCGCCATGCTGCTGAGGGGATACCCAGCAGAAGGGTCACGCCATGACTTCTGGCTCGCAGCCGGGGGTCTCTGGGCCAAATCAGGCATACCCAAGGAAAGACTCCACCGAATCCTAGTCGCCGTCTTCTCTATTGCCGAGAATGACCAGCAGGAGTTGGGGGACCGAAGAAAGGCCATCGAAACGTCCTATGAGCGGCGATTCTCTGGCCAATCCTGCGTCGGATGGTCAGCACTCGCAGAGTTCGTCGGACCCGAGAACCTCAATACCCTAGGCTTCAGCGAGACAGAATCCGCCGAAACCGCCCCTACAGCCACAACACCCGGTGGAAACGACATTGTAGACGTGGAATACCTCGTCCACCCATGCCAGTTCATGAAGGAAGAAGCAGGATCACTGGGAGTTCGAGTCACACGGAGGGGAGAAGCAGGCCGGTTGGTGGAAGAAACCGTCATCTGCGTCCGACACAAGGACGGGACCAGGGCAATCCTACCCGCCCAGACCGATCGCATCGAAACCGGCGTCGGCACGCTAGACCTACTCCTGCCCATGACCGAGGCCGAAGGCACTAAACAGTGGGGCTACCAAGACGCTCTGGCGTGGGAATCCTACTCAGAGCCACCAGTAGACATCCCCACCCTCATGGTCGAGATATTTGACCTGCTGGACTACTACATCGATCTGCCGGAGGAATACAAGGAGGGAGCCTGCGTCACCATGGCCTATTGGTGCCTGATGTCGTACTGCTTCACAGCATGGCACGCCGTGCCCTATATATCCCTCACGGGCGAACGGGGGTGCGGCAAGAGCCGAGTTCTGGACTGCCTGTCCGAACTGGTCTTCTCACCCGTCATCGCCTCCAATATGTCCGAGCCAGCCATGTTCAGGACCATGAACGCCACCTGTGGCACTCTCCTGTATGACGAGGCCGAGGCCGTCGCAGACAAAGACCGAGTCGAACTGCTGACCATGCTCAACGCCGGACACCAGTCCAAGTTCGCCATCGCCCGTAGATGTGAGAAGAAAGCCCGTGGGGGCTTCTCCGTGGTGGACTACCGGATCTTCGGCCCCAAGGCATTCGCAGCCATCAAGACACTTCCGCCAGCACTCCTGTCCAGATCTATCATCATACCCATGGTTCGGGCCTCATCCAGGTCACCGAGGATCAAACGGCGGGTACACACCTCAGCAGACTCGTTTGCCAATATCCGAAGTAGGCTGCACACCGTGGCACTGGAGAACCACGCCCTGTGGCATCGCCTGTCCATGGCACCCATGCCCAAGGGCCTAGAGTTCTCAGGACGCCAGATCGACCTTTGGCAGCCCATATTCGCACTGGCAAGGGAGTACACACCCGAAAGGTTGGGCATCATCGCAGAGTTTGCGGGGATATCCCAGTCGATCGAAGAAGAACGACTGGAGAATCCAGCCCATAAGGCGTTACTCGAAACGCTGTATGACATGAGACTGGAAGGAAAGGTTCCGAGCGGAGGGGAGATCCTGGATCACCTCAAGGTATACGGTCCCAGCGGGATCTTTGATCGCTGGACATCGGCCACTATCGGCAGGACTCTCTCCAACTTCGGCGTCCGCAGTGTCAGAGTACGGGACGGAGACAAGCGGAAACGTGCTTACAACATCGATACGACGGATGTGTCCGAAGTCGCCATGCGTCACGGGTACACAATAGGTCGTCAAACCAAGTAACAGCCATATTGGGCTAGAATCAGGGGTGGGCCGGGTAACACGCCCGTA